GATACCTTTAAAGCTGACGAAGATAACGAAATTGAAGCTGATTCAGATATGACTAAAGGTCAAGTTTTAAGAGCATTCAAGAAGTTCTCAAATAACAAGAAGAATAATAAGAACCTAATGAGCAAATTTGGTCAGGCAGTGGCATAAAAACATGCATGTTTCTGCAACAAAACACTGTACAAATTGGCTCAAACCTGGTACAATACTATTATAAATTAAATTAAAGGAGTGAAATTTATATTATGATGAAAGTGAATACAAATACAATAGTTGAGAAACTACAAGCAAGTTATCCCGACCAAACCATTTTTAGGAAAGCAGTTATCGTCGATACTGCAAAATCTTTAGGATTTTCTAAAGCTGATTGGTCTCCACTACTCGAAGTGAAAAGCGATGTCAGAGGTCAATATGATTTATCCTCAGTTATCGTTCCTTTGAGACAAAAAGAAGAAACTAATAGTTCAACCTTGCAAATGCAATCAATTGTTAATCAAGAAAAAAGTTATGCTAAAGCCGACCCAACGTTCGTACCTTGGGGTCCTTTTAAAGACATAACACAAATCCTAAAATCAGAAATGTTCTATCCAACTTATATCTCTGGATTATCAGGGAATGGTAAAACATTTATGGTAGAACAATCATGTGCAAAACTTAATAGGGAGTTTATACGTGTACAAATCAATCCTGAGACAGATGAAGACGACCTTATTGGAGGTTTCAGACTTATCAATGGAGAAACTGTTTTTGCTAAAGGCCCAGTTCTTAAAGCAATGGAAAACGGTGCAGTGCTATTACTCGATGAAATCGACAGAGCTACAAATAAAATTATGTGTCTTCAAGGTATACTTGAAGGTAAACCAGTTGTTGTTAAAAAGACGGGTGAAACAATTACTCCGCAACCTGGATTTAATGTAATCGCTACTGCGAATACAAAAGGTAAAGGTTCAGATGACGGTAGGTTTACAGCAGCATCTATAATCGATGAAGCATTCCTAGAAAGATTTACTATTTCTATCGACCAACAATTTCCTTCACCAAGAGTTGAACAGAAAATTGTTATGAAGCACATGGCAAAATTTGATGCAATAGATGGAGACTTCGCAGAAAACCTAGTCGCATGGGCAGATATCATAAGAAAAACTTTTTATGATGATGGTGTCGATGAGGTCATTTCAACAAGAAGGCTCTGCCATATTGTTCAAACCAATTCAATCTTTAACGATAGAATGAAAGCAATCGACCTATGTATTGCAAGGTTTGATGATGATACTAAAGAAGCATTCCTTGACCTCTACTCAAAAGTAGATGCAGGAGTCGATTTTAATGAGGAACAAAATGTCGAAGAAACAGACGAAGATAGATTATAAGTTTAATGAAGGAGCTCTAATCGATGAGCTCCAAAATTATATTGATAGTACTTACAATAGTCACTACTCTAAAAATAAATTTCAATCAACAGAATTTATTTTAGATTGTGGCCATGGTATGGGCTTCACAATAGGAAATGTATTGAAATACGCACAAAGGTATGGACGTAAAGGAAGTAGTCAGGACCATAGAAAAGACCTAATGAAAGTTTTACACTATTCCATTATTGCACTTTCAATACATGATAGCGAAAATAAACCTGTACAATGATTCGCTTTTATGGTATAATAGTACAGAAATATAAAAAGGAAATATTATGAATTTAAGTAATGATACAATTAACGTATTGAAAAACTTTGCGACCATTAATCCTAATTTGGTAATTAAACCTGGTCAAAAACTGAAAACAATTTCTGAGGCTAAAACTATTTTGGCTTCATCTGATATTGTTGAAGATTTTGCACAAGAGTTTGGAATCTATGATTTAAACGAATTCTTATCAGTGTATGGTCTTATTGACGATGCCCAATTAGAATTTGGTGATAAATCTGTTACCATTAAGAACGATGAAAGTAAAAGGATTCAATATTACTTCTCTGAAATTGATATTCTAACTCAACCATCCAAGGATATTACAATGCCTGATGCTGAAGTTGGAATCAATCTTACAGATGATAACCTTAAAGCTCTCAAGCAAGCCAGCTCAGTTCTAGGTCATACTGACTTAGCTCTAGTCGGTGAAAACGGAGTTATCACTGCTAAAGTATTTGATGAAAAAGATGCAACATCTAATACATTCGAACTAACACTAGATAGAGATAATGCATGTAAAAACGATTTTAATTTCGTTGTAAATATGCCAAATCTCAAGTTATTACCTGGTGATTATTTTGTAAGTATTTCATCTAAGCTAATTTCTAATTGGACAAACAACGATTATCCAGTAGAATATTTTATCGCTTTAGAGAAATCATCAACATACAATGTATAAATATATTATACAACCGAATTCTCATACTAATTATGAGGATAATGTAGGAAATGCCGAACACGGGTTTCCTATCTTAGTCTATAAACTTTGCAAAGGAGAAACAAATGACTGAAGAAGTAAACGCACCTGAAGGTGTACAAGAGGAGCAACAAGCCCCTCAGCTCAGTCTTCAAGATATTGCAACCGCAGTTCAGGTAATTGATATCTGTTCAAAGCGTGGAGCATTTGAAGGCGGAGAGCTAGAAGTAGTAGGCGGTGTAAGAAATAGAATTCTTTCATTCCTACAAGCTGCTGCACCTAAGGACGAAGTTCCTGAAGGTGAAGTACCAGTTGCTGATGAGCAACCATCTGAAGAAGATTCAGACGCTTAACCTGAGGGGAAGACATTCCCCACATTTTTTATTAAGGATTATATTATGGAACGAACTGAAAAAACAAAGCTACTCGAAGCACTAAAGACTGGAAACGTAACAGTCACATTCAAAAAGATAGGTACTGGCGAAATTAGAATTATGCCATGTACTCTTAACCCCGAACTACTAAAAGAACAAGGTGTTGATATCACTGTCAGCATGTCGGCCGATTCTGAAGCATATGCCGTTTGGTCATTAGACAAAAGAGCATGGAGAAGCTTCAGACTGGATACTGTTAAGCAGTGGGATGTCAACTGGCCAACCAGAGTTGTAGATGACGCTGGAGTCGATTTAGCAACGGGGAAATTTGTAGGATGAATGAATTTTTATGGGTAGAAAAGTATCGTCCTAAAACCATTGACGACTGTATATTACCAGACAACATTAAGCAAACTTTTAAAGCGGTTGTTAACGGAGGTGAATTGCACAACATGCTATTGACTGGCACAGCTGGTCTTGGTAAAACTACAGTCGCCAAAGCGTTATGTAACGAACTCGATTTAGATTATTTATTAATTAATGGTTCAGAAGAATCAGGTATTGATACACTAAGAAACAAAATTAAACAATTCGCTTCATCGGTCTCACTCCAAGGTGGCTACAAAGTAGTTATCCTCGATGAAGCGGATTACCTTAATCCACAATCTACACAACCAGCACTAAGAGGATTTATCGAAGAGTTCTCAGCTAATTGTAGATTTATACTTACATGTAATTTTAAGAACCGAATTATTGACCCATTGCATTCTCGCTGTAGTGTGATTGAATTTAATATCTCTAAAAAAGAGTCGGTAAAATTATGTGGTTCTTTTCTACAAAGAAGCAAAAACATTCTCGCTGAAGAAGGTGTTGCATATGACGAAAAGATTTTAGCAGAACTCATTATGAAATATATGCCAGATTGGCGAAGAGTTCTAAATGAATTACAGCGATACGGAACATCGGGTAATATTGATTCAGGTATTCTTGTTTCACTATCTGATGTATCAATCAATGAGCTAATGAACGCTCTTAAACTTAAAGACTTTAAAAAGATGAGACAATGGGTGTCTAATAATATTGACTCAGACCCAGCTCAGCTATTCAGAAAAATATATGATAATATGAACGATTATGTAAATCCACAGAGTATTCCACAGTTGGTTCTTATTCTCGCCGATTATCAATATAAGAATAGTTTTGTTGCTGACCATGAACTCAATATGGTTGCTTGTTGTACAGAAATAATGGCAGGAGTACAATTCAAATGAGATGGGATATTATTGTAGTTAGTTATGACGGTGCTGAAAAATATAGGGCATGCCGATTTAATGAAGATAATGTAATAACCAAAGAACAAACCTTTGAAAACAAAATCGAAGCAGAGGTTTATATCGCATACGAACAAAAACAGGAACAGAATGAATCCGTTTGACTATTTAAAATCTATTAATTCGACCAAGAAAAACATTATGGTCGATGATGTAACTGAAAAAGAATACAGTCCATTTATTATTAATCGTGGATTGTCATTCTTTCCAGATACGATTTTATATGCTAACGAAATGAATCTAAAACACCACCTAGACCATAGGCTTCAATATGATTTTCTTATAAATATAATTAAGAAGAAAAAACGGTTCTCAAAGTGGGTTAAGCCACAAGAGGTTACCGATATCGAAGTCATAAAAGAATATTATGGATATAGCGACGAAAAGGCTAAATCTGTTATACAATTATTAAATGATGATAAAATAGAAGAATTGAAACAAAGGATTTATAAAGGTGGAAAACGAAAATATTGAAATAAAAAACTGGTCACCAGCTGATATGCTAGAAGTATCTTTAAACGAACCGGACGATTTTCTTAAAGTACGAGAAACATTAACTCGTATTGGAGTCGCGTCAAGAAAAGATAACAAACTTTTTCAGTCATGTCATATTTTGCATAAGCAAGGTAGGTACTTTTTAGTACACTTTAAAGAATTATTCTTATTAGATGGTAAGCCGTCTAATTTAATCGAGAATGATTTACAAAGAAGAAACACAATTGCCACCTTATTGGCTGATTGGGGTTTAATTAGTATAATTAAAAAAGGCCCTGTAACAGAACTTGCACCATTGAGACAAATTAAGGTTATACCTTTTAAAGAAAAAGCTCATTGGGAATTATGTCCAAAATATAACATTGGTAACTCGAATAAGCAGTAAAAGTCTTATAAATAATAGTAAATTATAGGAGATTAAATGAGTACACTAACAACAAATGGTTCATTAGCATTTTCTGAAATAGAACTTGAGTACGATGTATATCAAGGTTCTTCACCGTTCGGAATAAATGGCTATTATGATGCAGACCCGTATCATGATGTACCAGTTTCTGGAACTATTAGCGTAGATGATATGCGCGGTACAAGTAAACAAACTGTTAGAATAGAAGCTGGAGAATCCAGCGACAGTGCTACACGATATGGATTTAGTGAATATCAAGGAAGTTCATATTACGTAGCTGAAAGCGGAGAATCAGCTGCTGCATTTGGAACCGAAAGTAGAACAGCTGACGTTTTAACAGATACAACAGATATTAGAGGTATAGTTGCTGAGTTATCTGGTTATATGGGAGGCCAAGCCACGCAAAGTGCTAGTGCAGGTAGTACAGTCGCAGGAAGTGGTGTTAATCTTTTAATATCTATTAATACTTCAACGACCAGTGGGTGGAGCAACTGTTCAGCATTTTGTGATAGTCTACCACACGCACCTGGAAGCGTATACAATCCATGGGGCGGAGGAACATCTTCAACCTATCAAGTAGCAGATGGATATGGCTATGCCACTACACAAACTAGTGCAAATACTGTATACACATTCGCTAGACAAGCATATGGGACTTTACCAGCTGGCCAGTCAGGGACACAAACAACTGGATATTTTGATTTGTATCATACCAAAGCTTTATCTAACACAAACCCAAGCGCTTACGGTATACACTATTCAAATGCATGGAATTCAAGATACAATTGGGTGGCCAACTCATTTTTTACAGGCCATCAAAACAAATATAAACATGCCGCACAAATGCTTTATTCTGGAGCTCGAGCTGACGAACTGACAGGCTCAGGTAATGAAGTATACTTTTATTTTTATTAAGGAGAAATTATGATAACATATACAATTGAAAAAGTAGATTTAATTAATAAGCAAGTACTTGTTAAATACCAAAATGAGGGACACAATGATTGGTATAGAAAAATGGGTTTACCAGATAGTTTTGACGATGACTATTTACACGCCCTTGCAGAAAAAAATGCTTCAGTAGCTGCAAAATGGTGGAAAAAAACTAAAGGTGTTGTAGATAATTATGTAGTTGCTGAACCTACTAAAACAATTAAAGAAATTGTTCTTTCAGATGAACCAGATTTTGACCCACAAGTTTCTGACTTAACATGGGAATGGACTGAAGATGCTACTACTAAATATAAAAAATTTACAGTTACAGAAAAATCACCTGAAGACATGGCTTTTCAAATTAGAGAAAGAAGAAATCAAGAGATTGGTATAACTGATATTTTTGCTTTATCAGATAGAACAATGAGTGATGAAATGAAAGCTTATAGAAAAGCTTTAAGAGATATCACTAAACAGGAAACTTTTCCAAATAGTGTTGTTTGGCCAATCTACCCAATTTAGGATTTAATATGTCAGCTAAGAAGCTAGGATTCTATGTATTAATTACACGAGGCGTTGCAGCAATGAAAAGGCATAAGCGCATGTGGGACGGTAGTCAAAGTCAAACACTCGATAAGTCAGAAGTAAAATTTGTAATTAATACAAGAAATGATAATTTTAAAGCCACTGCTACAGAATGGCTTGATTCAGAAGGGATATCTTGGGTATCTACAAAAAGTAATGGAGGACCTTCAAAAGGTAAAAACTCTGTTCTTACTGAATTTTTAAAATCTGACGATGACTATATGGTAATGATAGATGGTGATGACTTTTTAACACCTCATGGAATTTACTTATATAAAGCACTTGCAAATCCAGAAGCACATGCTACAGCAGCTGGTGCACCTGATGATTGGGTAAGGCCTACACCTCCAGATGTAATTTCAATAGAAAACCAATATGGTATTATTCCAAACGAAGGTTATAGTTGGCACATGCGATGGGACGATGCAATAAGGTCATCACACCGACATGCATTAGACCCTAATAATCAAGAACACATTGCCGGACGTGGATATAGATGTTTCTTAAGGCCCCAGGGCTGGTGGGATTGGGCCATGGCCGGAAATTGGATTGAAAAAGGAAGTCCATACTTAACACTGTTATCTGATGCTCACCAAGAATTAACAAAATACGAACATGATTATGTTAATGGCTGTGAATCACATAATAGAGTCACATGGTATTCTCGTAAAGCAGTAGAATATGCACAGTTTCCAGAAGATTTGCTAGTAGGTGAAGACGTAATTAATTACCTAGAAGTAAAAGACGCTGGCAAAAAAGGTTTACTAGACGTAAGAGCTATGAATGACCTTTATCCAACTTATGTTTATGACCAAAGAATAGGCGGAATTGTATCATTAGCAAATGATAAAAACCATGGTCGTGGATGGTTAGATTGGATGACTGTTTTTATTCAGTATTTTAAAAGATACGAAGCAGCTGGAAAATTGCATCACATCGATGATTATCTAATCCCTTGGATTGACTTACCTTATTGGCCAGATGGATATAAACCCGATACTTTAAATTTAGTACAATTCCCTCAACCTTCAACATCGTGGGAAAAATATTTTGGTCCTAGAGACTAATTAACACTGTACAAATCAATTAAAACCTGGTATAATACACATATAAGATAAAAAATCTTATAAATAAAACCGAGATGCCGGATAACCGGGTCTCATAATATTAATAACCCTTGCTTAATAATAGGAGGAAATAAGATGGTTAGAAATACTTTGAACGTACCTCGTTCACTTTTTGTAGGCTTTGAAGGCCTGTTCGATGAACTAGAAAGGATTCACACATCCGCTAGGTCAGGGAATGACAATTACCCACCACACAACATCGTGAAAGTCGATGAGGAACAATTCCTTATCGAGATGGCTGTTGCTGGATTTACTAAAGATGATGTTGAACTTGAAGTCAAGGATGGCATTCTTAAGGTAAGAGGTAAAGTTGAAAATGACGAACGTGAATATGCTTATAAAGGTATATCATCCCGCAAATTTGAGAAGAGCTTCCGTCTCTCAGAATTTGTCGTAATAGATGGTGCCGATTTAGAGAACGGAATACTAGTGGTGTATGCCAGAGTAGAGGTTCCCGAGGAAAGGCGTCCTAGGAAGATTCAAATAGGGTCTGCTGGGGCATCAAAGAAGAAGGAATTTATTCAAGAATAGATTCTGGTGAGCAGCGAAAACCTAGTAGATAAGTAATAAACTTTTTTACTGGAGAACAGCAATGAAAGCACTTATGCATTTCGTAGAAAAACACGAGGACATTGCGGAGGCCCTAGGAGGAGTAACTATCATGTTACTAACAGGAGGAGCAATATTAGGTATTGCACCGTCCATTATACTCATGACTAGTCAAAACTTCTAGCTTCCAATTGAAAACTCATGCGGGGGGAGAGCAGTCTCCCTCCACTTTTTTCAAAAAACACTGTACAAACCTATGATAGTATGGTATAATATATAATATACAAGGTGACAATTATATGATGAAATTCTACACAAACGTATCCCGATATGGCAATATGCTATTATATCGTGGTTATGAAAATGGAAAACGTGTAACACAAAAAATCAAATACGGTCCGAAACTATATGTTTCAACAAACCGTCCAACATCATGGAAAGCACTTGACGGAACTCCAGTCGGAGAAGTCAGATTTGAATCCATGCGAGAAGCCAAAGATTGGATTGGCGTAAACAAAGATGTAGCTGGTAGAGATATCTTTGGAAACACTCGTTATATTTCTACCTTTATTAACGATGAATTCCCTGGACAGATTGAATTCAATCGTAATCTAATTAACGTAACAACAATCGACATCGAGGTCGCATCAGACGACGGATTCCCAGAGCCAGATAGAGCAGACAATGTCATTACAGCTATTACTATCAAAAACAATATCGATAATACTTACTACGTCTGGGGACTCGGTGATTATAATGTTGAAAATACTATTATGAAAACCCACCGTGTGGTCTATAAAAGATTCGAACAAGAATCTAGTTTGTTAATTGATTTTATTGGCCATTGGGATTCAACAACACATTCACCAGATGTTATTACTGGTTGGAATACAAGATTCTTTGATATTCCATATTTACATAACAGAATTCTAAAACTTCTTGGCGAACAATTCTCTAAGCGACTAAGTCCTTGGGGAATGATTGAACGTAGAGAAATTACTAAACAAGGCAGAACACAAGTTGCTTATGAATTAAAAGGTATATCTAATATGGATTACCTAGAGCTATTCATTAAGTTTGGTTACTCATACGGTGCTCAAGAATCTTACAAACTCGACCATATTGCAAATGTCGTACTTGGCGAAAAGAAATTGTCATACGAAGAATATGGTTCAATTTACAGTTTATATAAAAACGATTTCCAAAAGTTTATTGATTATAATATCAAAGACGTTGAGTTGGTTGATAGACTAGAAGATAAGATGGGACTTATTACTCTTGCAATGACAATCGCATATAAAGCAGGTGTAAACTATTCTGATACTTTTGGCACAACTGCTATATGGGACACAATCATTTATCGTAAATTGACAGATAATAAAATGGTTGTTCCATTCTCAGAAGATAAAACAAAAACTAATTATCCTGGTGGTTTCGTAAAAGACCCATTGGTTGGTATTCATGACAACGTGGTCAGCTTCGACCTCAACTCACTATATCCTTCTATCATTATGCAATACAATATGTCACCTGAAACTATTGCAGATGGAGAAGTTACTAAAGTTGATATCGAAGCTGTCCTCACCAAATCACAAAACATCGACAATAAAGGCAAAGCCCTAGCCGCAAATGGACAATACTTCAGAACAGAAAAGCAAGGTATTCTTCCAGCGATTATTGACGACATGTATAACGAAAGGGTTGGCATTAAAAGGGAAATGATTAATGCTCAAAAGAAATTACAAAAGGTAGATAAAAATGATAAACAAGAGCTTTACTCGATTGAAAGGGAAATTTCACTGTCCGAGAATAGACAGATGGCAATTAAAATTCTTCTTAATTCTCTCTATGGTGCTATGGGGAATAAATACTTTAGATTCTTTGACCAGAGAATCGCAGAAGCAATTACACTCACCGGACAACTTACAATACGATGGGCCGAATATGCAATCAACGCCCACCTCAATAAAACCTTGCGAAAAGGAAAAACCTGGAAAGACTATGTCCTCGCAATCGACACAGATTCATTGTATGTATGCCTAGATGATTTAGTAAAAGCAATCAATCCACCTAATCCTATCGACTTCCTTGATAAAGTCTGTGCACAAAATCTAGAGCCAGTACTCGAAAAGTCATATGACGAATTATATTCTATGTTTGGTGGCATTGATAATCGTATGGTAATGAAACGAGAAGCTATTGCAGACAAAGGATTGTGGACGGCTAAAAAGCGATATATTCTAAACGTCCATGATAACGAAGGTGTTCGATATGCTGAACCTAAACTCAAGATTATGGGTATTGAAGCTATTAAATCGTCAACACCTGAGCCATGTCGTGATGCTCTTAAACAGATATTCAAAGTTATTATGAGTGGTAACGAAAGCCAAACTCAACAAGCTATTGACCATTTTAAAAATTACTTTAATACATTACAGCCACATGAAATTGCATTCCCTCGTGGCGTATCCAAAGTTAGAGAATACAAAGGTAATACAACTATTTACAGAAAAGGTACACCAATCCATGTCAGAGGCTCATTATTATACAACAGCCAAGTTGATGACCTTTCATTAAATAAAAAATACACAAAAATCAAAAACGGCGAAAAGATTAAATTCGTCTATTTGAAAACGCCAAATCGTATACATGAAAATGTAATCGCATTCCCTGATTACTTACCAGACGAATTTGGTTTACACAAATATATTGACTTTGAATTGCAATTCCAAAAAACATTCTTGGACCCAATTCAACCAGTATTGGATGCTGTAGGGTGGTCACCTGAAGAGATATCTACATTGGAGGATTTCTTTGGATAAACACTGTACATTTATTAATAAGTATGGTATAATACTACAAAATGGAGAAAACTTATGAAAGAACTAAAAACTGAACAACTTCTAGTAAGACTCGTATCAGGAGAAGAAATTGTTGGTGATGTTACATTAGGAACTGATTCACTTACAATTGAAAACGGTTATAACCTATTGCCAGGTGGTGAAGGTAAAATCGCTTTTATTCCTTTTATGGCTTACACAGAAGCACACAAAGGCGTTACAATTAGTAACAAACACGTATTATTTACGGTAAAACCAGTTGGCCAACTTGCTGACCAGGTTAACCAAATGTCAGGTAAAAAAGGACCATCAATCCAAGTACCTAACAAGGATATCATAGTACCAAAATGATAAAAACAATTGAACATGTAACAGATTGGATAAAGGCAGACGAAGTACCTACGCTATCAGTTCCTCAATATGAAGAATGGGTAACAGAATATGGCAAATTTACTGGTTCTAAAGACCCAGGAGGAAATCAAATCCATGGGGTATATCAATGGGCACATAAAAACGATTTAGAAAAAATTGGCGAAAAAGTTATTCACGGAGACATTGGATATATCGGAACCGCGCTTAGAGATATTATTGGTAGAACAAGAGCAGTCACTGTACCAAAGGGAGCACATCCAATTAAGATGCTTTTGGCAGCAGGTGATTATGATGTTGAAGACTTAAGAGTTAGATATCTATTTATTAAGAATGCAGCTGATACAGTTAAGTTTGCTAATGGTCGAAAGCTCGAGACATATTTACATGACGAAATGGATAAAAAATTTGGTTATAGATATAAGTGGGTAAATGCTCAACTGAGTAACGATAATAAACACAATTATGTTTTAAAGAATTGGAGAGAACTTACATATATGCAAGCAATAAAGATTCTACCAGAAGTAATTGAGATAACAAAACTATTAGGTGCAAATCATATTGCATCAGAAGTAGAACAAATAGTTAATGGAGACTATAATGAGTAAAGATTGGGTAAAAGACATATCAGATATGCACTACAAATATGGCGTAAAGATGTGGATGCACAA